CAGTATTTAAAATAGTTCCTTGAGTACCTGACTGCTTTAATATTAAATCATTATCTGCACCTAATAATACTCTTCCATCATCTGGTAATTTAACATCATGATTAAAGATAGCTGTACCATCATCTGATGCATCTAGTGTAATTGCTGAAATTGAAGAAGCTCCAGTTTTTAATATAAGATCACCAGAACTATTTGTAAATCTACCATATTCTGAATTAGCATCCTTTAATACAATATCACCACCATCAGCATCTAATACAATATCACCTGATGAGTTAATTGTAAATGCACCTGAATTAATTGCAAATGCATTTGAGCCTGCACTAATCTCATTTTGTGAAGCATCAAAGACTGCTTCAATATTATTTAATGCAGCTACAAGATTACTACCTAATGAATTTTCTAGAGCAGTTATATCACCAATCTCTCCATGTAATGTGTTTAATGAACCTGTGACCGTAGAAGCAATACTTGAAATACTATTATTACCTAACAATGTTTCATGTTCGGCTATGGCACCACTAACTGTTGAAGCAGTAGTACCCATAGCTCCTGCGGTAATAGTACCCAGTTCAGCATCGTGTTCGTTTATCGCACCTTGTAGCGTTGTTGCTGTTGTGGTTAAACTTTCGACTGAACCTATATCACCTTGTAATTCATTTAGTGCATCAACTAAATTTGCACTAAATATTTTAATGTCATCATTCGCCGCAGCTGGAGTATTAAGTTCGATGGCATTTCCATAAGCTGTGTCGTATGATACAAGTGAACCTGTGTATTCATTAACTGCAAGTGCAGTAGGATTTCCTGTTGTACTAAATCTTACAACTAAAGTATTATCAAAAGAACCTGTAGTTGATTTAAATAGTAATTGTGTGGCTGATGCGTGTAATACAGTACCAGTGAATCCACCTGATTGATTTAATACAGTGCCTTCTGTTATTTCTGAAACATCTGGAGCTCCTGTAAGATTTAACCTTGCTGCTAATGTCGCAACATGGAAGTCATTAGCACCTAATCCTTGATTGATTTCTGTATTGTTTTTATATACTCTTAATACACCAACATTAAATGATTCTGAATGTACTCTATCATGGTTAGCAGCAGCAATAGTATTTGAATTATTATCTGTTATATCTTCAGTACTATCATATGTACCACTTGTATTTGTTAAAAGAATCTTTTCAGTTGTACTTGAAACAACTGTAGCAGAAAATCCACCACTCTGTGATATTGTGTCACCGGCAGCAAACCCTGTTAATGAAGAAACATCGTTTAGTATTAAATAACCAGATGTGTTATCTAATTGTTCTTCTGGTTTAATTTCAAATCTAATTGTTTTAGAATTATCATCATTACCAAAGAACCTTAATGAACCAGCTGATACATTATCAAGATTATATACCTTATCAGCAAACTGACCACCTAGTTGTTCGTTATCACCAAGGTGTAAAGATATCTCATTAGACTTCTGCCTAAATTGTTCTAGGGTATTATTTTTTACTATTCTTGTTTCTTTATTAGCTGCCATTATTTTTTACTCAATCCTTTTACTAGTTTCTTTAATTCATCAATATCATTTTGCATCTTTGCAATTTGATCATCCTTATCTTTTAACAATTGTTTCTGAGCTCTTCTAGCTTCAAATACTGTACTATTAGTATTTATAATAGCTTTAGTATTTGTATCTTTTACAAATCCGTCTAATTCTTTTATTTTTTTCTTAGCCATCTTTTATCCTATGTAGCACATATTGCTCTAAAGTCCTTAACCCTTGGTACTAAACTCGAATTAGTAGACATAAGAACTATCTTGAACTGAATAGTACTAAAACTCTTATTATTTAATGTAGATTCTACAATATCGTATCTAACTTCGCTAAATCCACTTTCATTTACTGGAATAGGATCGACAGGAGTTGCTTCAATAAATGCTTTATCATTTATATCTCCACTTTCACCACCTTCTAATATTCTATAAAACAATTTTATATTAGAAGCACCAGGCCTATTAGCATCAAAGAATACTGTAAATGAATCTGCCTCTTCTGCTAGTTCTACCTTTCTTGTAATATATCTACATAACTCTGTACCACCTCTTGCAGTTAATTCATTAACATTATCAAAAGGTGTACTACTGTCAGGTGTCTGACCAATAATATTTTGTATAGTATGTAATGATAATCTGTTCATATCAATAACAGGTGATAATGCTTCGTTAGTAGAAGTCATTGTTGCAGTAATTTCTACTGACCCTGTAAGACCTGAAATATTACCTTCATTTAGTGGCGAAGCAATTAACTTAGGTGCTCTAAAGAAATAGTTTCTATTAGGTAACATAGGGAAAGCATCAGATGCAGTAGCTCCACCATAAGCAGCCTCTGAACCATCAACACTTGTACCGTTTACTATTCTAGTAGAGAATGTAACCTGTGTTCCTGGTAATTGTAAATTTTGAATTACTGGGTACATAACATTTACTAATCTATTCTCACTTGCTGTTACTGTAGTACCACCACCCGCACCAGTTACTGATGCAGTATCAGAATTCTTTGCAGTAATTTGATAACTATTATGTGTTACATTACTAATAGCAAAGTTACCTTCTAGGTTAGCATGTGCTATACCATTTACATCTGAACTACCACTTAATGCTAATGTTACATCATCTCCTGTAGCATACATACCATGATTAGGATGATTAACAGTTACTACTGCACTACCATTTGTTGTTGTAAATGGATTACTTGGTAATTGTCTTACAGGTATTGCATCATTTGTAAATGTTATTGTATTTGTTTGTCCTGTCTTAAATGATGCTCTATGTATTTTAAATTTTAAATCTTTACTTTGTTCTGGAGTCCATGTTGAAGCATTTTGAGAACTAAAGAATACACCACCATAAGGTTGTTTTGCAATAGTAAAGTTTACATTAGTTAAATCTTGTCCACCCATTTCAGCAACATATACTTCATAGTTATCACATTGAGAAGTTATAACAATCGCATATTCTGTATCTTGTGGTAAATATACAGGATAATCAAATGCGAAGTTTGTTGCAACATCAGCATTACCTAAACCATCATTTGCACTAGCATCAGATGGTAGGTTAACATCAGCTGGATATAAAATCTTATCAGCACCAGGTACAATCTTTTGAGTAGGTATACCATTTTCGACAGATCTGATACTTACCCTTACAGGAATGTTTGCATCTTTCTTTTTAAAGAATAAATCTACTGACTTAACAAATATACCACCATCTTTATCAACTAAGAATGTTTCAGCAAGTGGATCTACCCATGTAGTTGTATTTACTGTTCTGTCTTCAATTAATTCTGTCTGTACCAATCTTGGTACTTTAGTTGATATGATTGTTTCTTCTACAGATTCAATTAATCCAAGTGCTGAATATTGTGATTCAGCAAATGTTGTTTCTGTTTGTTTATTATTTGTTGAACTATCTGATAATCTAAATTCTCTTGTACCTGTTGCAAATTTTAATGCATCATTCCTTGGTATAACAAATGATCCTGATAGTGTACCTGATGCATCAGTTGTTAAAACACCAGCTGTACTTGGATGGCCAGTTACGCCTTCATGAGTTACTACACCTGTTTGGTCAGAGAATTCAAATGGATTTGAATTACTAAATGTTTCGCCTCTTACATAATCAGATACATCAACGCCATCAAAGAATGGAAATACTCTAGTGTTAGGCTTCATTAATTGAGCCTTAAAGTTAATTTCTCTTGACCTAATAAATGGTACAAAGTTAATTTCAACAACTCTTTGACCTGTTGACCTTTCTACTGTATCAAAAGTTAATTCTGTGTTAAGACCTGTTCTTGACTGATGTTGTGTTTCGGTAATAGTTCTTGCGTTTCTATTAAAGTTACCAAAACGTCTCCACCATATATCTTCATCTTCAACATCTCTGATTCCTCTTTCGTTTATTTCAGAACCTGTCCAGTTTGTTTGCCACTCATTCCATACTGTTCCAAGAATACCTTGTTCTTCAACCATTTCTCTAAATTGGTCATATGCATCTGAATCATCTACAATGATTTGTGGTCTTACATCTGTTTCTTTCCATTCATCTGAATCTGGAGATAGCTCTATCATACCACCCCATGTAAATACATTATAAGGGTTTACGTTAGAAGCAAAAGATGAGTATGGTTGGTCGACAAATACCTTATCAGTACTTTCCATTTCCATAGTAACTATTGAACCGTTCTTCACACAGTTACCAGAGTCACCAGCCTTTCTAATTAAGTTAACGTTTCTTTCATCAAACTTCGGTCTTAATAAACCGTTTGATTTATCAATAGAAGCAGCATAGTCTGGATTAGATACATCTGCAACACCATGACCTCTAAATCCATCAACTATAAATCCATTTTTGCTTCTAAGATTAGCACCATCAAATAATGGTACGTCAGCAGCGGATTGTTCTAATAAAGATAGTGATGTATAATATTCTAAGTTTTTAATTCTTTTATCGAGATGACCGATATCTTTCATTGTGTATCTTCTATTATCGATAATCTCTGGTTTTAATTCTTTAAGATCAAATATATATGGTCCAAGTTTTAAATCGTATATACCCATACTATCACTTGGTGTTTGTGGTGCTTTAGGATTTAAATCTGATATACCTTTTTCAATTTTATAATCACCTTCTCTAGTTACATATAGTTTATCAATCCTTGGCATAAAATGACTAATTTGAGAAGTCTTAGCTGAATTAGGTTTTGGTGCTCTTGGGTTAGCACCACCTGCTGCTCCTGAATCAAAGTCATTACCAGCATCATTAATTCTTGGTCTGAAATCAATTGCGTCTCTTAGTTTAATTGGACCGTATGCAGAATTGAATGTTGGTATTTCGTCATATGTAGTATTAGTATCATTTCTGTATGAGTTGACTGTAAAGTAATCCCCTCCACCATGGTGCCAATATTTAAATGCTACTGTAATTGTACCTGGGTCTGCAAATCCAGGTTTAAGAATAATTCTACCTAAATCATAGAAGTTATCTCTTTGACCATTGTCTAATGTAAATCTATCTGTTATGATAACATTCTGAGCATCTTTAACTTCTGTTAGTTCTGCAATATCTGCTTTACCCAAACTATATATTCCACTTGAAAGAGTACCACTTTGTCCAGTGATTGTTCTTTTCTCTTTAGTATTAGGAGGTAGGTTAACTTGAACGTCAGCCATTACTTTTAATCTAGTAGATCCTGGAGCAGAGCCACCTACATCTGTAAATGTTAAACTTGTTGCACCGTCTGTACCTGTAATTGTTGGAGTAACATCAATTGCACCTGTACCTAGAGAAGCTGTAATACTAGAAACGTTTACAAAAGTTTCATTAGTATTATCATCTACTGAAATCTGTCCATTAGTTGTTTCAAATTTTTGTTTTATTATATATGATATATCGTATGTACCTGTTTCACTACCATCATTTTGATTAAATGTTTTAAGTGTATATACTGACTCGGCTGGAAGTTTAAATACTAGTCCATTATTACCTACATCAAATAAATTACCAACACTGGCTAAATCACCAACAAAGTTTTGTGTTGTTCCTGATTGGTCTACTGATTGAACAGAACTAAATACATTACTACCTGACATATTAATATCAAACAAGTATAATCTTAATTCACCACTTACATATTCTAATGCTCTAGCTCTTGCTGTACCTATAACACTACCGCCCTGGCCAGTTGAACTATGTAAGTTTATTGTATTAAATGTATTAACATCTGGCATACCTTTAACTGTTGATGCAGTTAGCTTAACATAGTTACCTACTGGTAAACTTGTAGTTGCATTTGCAATTGTAGCTACATCACTAGTTAAACTTCTTGGCTTCTCTACTGTTACAGCTCGAATAATATTTGTTTTAACTCTATTACCTTTTACATATGCTGTATTACCTTCTACTAATACAACTAGTCTATCTTGACCAAATGCAATAGCACCAGCATTATCTGATGCATCACCATCTGCAATAATTTGTTCTTTAGTTTTATAACCATTATTTGTAGTATCATTATAATATTCTTTAATGGTAATTTGATATGGCTCAACACTGTAGTCTCCACTTTCTTCGAATGTTCTTAGTGCTAATCTCTTTGTTAATTCTGTATCAAGAGTTTTATCTGTTTCATCAACTATGACTAAACCATTTTTTACAGTTAATAGAGTTACATATGAATTTTCACCTAGATTAGAATCAGCTCTTGTAATTAAACCTGCAGGGTCTGCATCTGTAATAGCTTGTTTAATTAATTGAGTACCTATCTTATATCTTTTAGCACCAGGCGCAGCCTCATTAGGAGTGCCAGATGCATTATCTAATAGTGATGTATCATCAGATGAATCGATTACTGACTCAGTAACTTTAAGTGCTACAATGTAATCGTTATGTGTTTGGTATTTGTCTAGTATTAAAGAACCAGCTTGAACATATACAAAGTTTCCTGCAATAAAATAAACACCTTCTTCAATATTAACTACAACACCTTGACCTGTTGGAGTATCTGAGCTTGGTTTTACTTTACCATATAATACTACACCTGATGTTGTTCTAATTTCTTCTTCACCGTCAAATGTTTTTATTGTATTAGCTGTTCCACCCGAACCACCAGAATTAATATATTTAACATAAAGAGTTGCTGGGTCACTACCAGCTGCTGCTACGACTGCTAATACTCTAGCTTGAACACCATTAGTATCACCTTGAATTATTTTACCTACATAGTTATTTAAATCATTATCTGTATTTTGAGTACCTTGAGAACTATGAGTAAAAGTAGATTCTACCTTGACAAATTCATATTCATTATTTAAAGTTACTTTACCATCAACAACTCTTGAGCCATCTTTAAAATTATATTGACCAAATCTATCTAACTGAGCTTGTAAGAGAGTTTGCATTTGTGTAAGCTCTCTTGCTTGGACTGCATGTCCTGGTCTAAATAAAATACGATGAAAGTTTTTTGATTCGACAAAGTCGTCAAAATGTGGTTCATTATTATTAAAGTATATATTTGTCGTTGCCATAAATGTTTCCTATTATTATTAAAATTCTATAATAACTTTAATATCTTCAATCTGAGTATCACTTCTACTAATTGGTGCTCTATTCTCTAAGAATAACATTTCACCCGATCTTCTATCAACACCACCGCCTGAATGTACTACATTAGCTGCACTAGCATGTAATGTTGCAGCTTGGTTAGATGTTGCTCCTGTGACTACTTCGTTATTTACAAAATTTTCAAATCCTGTCTTTTGGTTTTGATGATAATATATAATGGAGTTTGTTGTATCAACTTCAGTAACAAATGCAACTGCATTTGATGTTCCACCATTTAATACTTCATCTACTTGTAAATTGGATAAAGCTCCACTTGCTACACTAGCTACCTTTAAACCACTCATTGGTTTAATTACATCTGCAGTAGCTGCAGCACCACCATAAGCATTTGCGTCATGTACTTGTGGATCTTTGAGTAATGAAATTTGTCTAAAGTCATTCCCTGTAGTAATATCATCTCCTGATGAATTATCTAGTTTAGCATTAAGTGCTATAAAGAATGATCCTAATTCTCTGACTGGGTCTGTACCATGTCCTTCTTTTGGAGCAATGATTGCTCTTGCTGCTGCAACAGTATCTGGAGTACCACCTGAGAAAGTAATATTAGCTACTCTATAATCTGTACCTTTATCTGTTAGAGTAATAGAAGATACGGTTTGAGTTCCACCTGACCCAGCCATTGTTATCTGAGCTGCTTGAACATCTGCACCACTTCCGTCTCCAGTAATATCAACTGTTGGTTTGCTATCGTATCCAACACCAGCATTTGTAATTACTATTCTTTCTATACCACCAGCTTTTGCATGTAGTGCAGAGGCCTTTTGGTTTAGGTATTGAGCATAGTCAGCTTCTGATAAAGCATTCTCTGCGGTACTATCACTGTTATAATCTGATGCTTGACCTCCTGCTCTTGGGTCAATAGTTTTAACTGGCATATAAGATGTAGTGAGAAACTTTTCTGCATCTGCCGTAGAAACTGTATACATATACTTCCAAATGTATCCATCAGACTCTGCTGTTGGTTCTGTAAGTGTTTGTACTGGTTGAATTGTTGATGCATTACCTGGAGCGTATATACATTTATATACTTTAAACTCTGATGTAATTATATAAAACTTTTTATCAAAGATATCAGGGTCTGCTGAATCCCAACCTACATATGTTTCTCCTGATGACCAGTTATACCTGGTTACTACGTGTGATATATCACTTGTTGCTACTTTCTTTAAAGCAAGTAGGTTTGCTCTTGCTAATCCTTCTTCATCTAAATGATCGTTTGGATTAGGTGCTGTAGTATCTGTTATGTCTGAAGTAGAGTCAGACCATACATCTGCTTTACCAATACCAACGTATACTTTATCTGTACCTACATCTGCTTTAAAGTTTTCTGCATTTAAAACTCTAAAATTTGATGTTACTATTGCTGCCATAATTGTTTCCCTTCTTATTCAATGTCTATAAAAGTAGACGTGTTATATTTATTTATATTAGTTGAGTCTATAGTTTGAAGAGTATTGCTCCCTAAAAACTCAATTGTTTGGTTACTATCAAACAATCTAGACGATGTGAAAAAGTTATTAATACCTTTTCTTTGTTTATATCCATTATTTATAATGGTTCTAAAATTTGGATTTCTTAACTTAACTTCATGAGCCTCAGGTTGTTTTGTACCCCCAGTTGATTCTGTGATTGTCCAACTTTGCCCTGAACTCAATTCTCCTATTGTTAATAAACCACCATTAAATAATTTTCTACCTTTTACAGAACCTGGTCCTGTTGGATTAGTTTGTTTACCTGAGTATGGTTTTTGGTCTGTATGGTTTAATTGTAATAAAATAGTTTCAGGAGTTTCTTTTACCCTATTCTCATTCATTGATGAGCTATTGATTCTCAATCCAGGATCTAGGATATAACCATTACCTACATTAGTTATATTAACAGAAGATATTTCCCCTTCAGCATCTAAAGTAAATGTTGCTGTAGCCTGAACGTTGGTTCCTAATAACTGTCCATCTGAATCTTTAGATGTAGGGGCATCTAGTACAATAGTAGGTGCAGAGGAATATGTTTTATTACCTCTACCTAACATATTAAGAGATGCTACTTTACCTGCATTTGTATTTGCTGCGACTGAAGCAAATAGCGAAGCCCAGTGTTGACCACCTGATGTTATTGTAATATCATCTTGGTCAAGTCTACCATTATTATCAATACCTATACTAATAATTGGATTCACTCCTGTTTGTCCAGATACAGCTGTTCCGTTAAATGTAATAGCGGGTGCTAAACTATAACCAAAGCCAGGGTTTAATATATCTACTGCTGTCACAGTACCTGAGTTATTTAACGTTAATGATATCTGAGCATTACGATGTATCTTAGCTTCTACATTAGGTAAGTACTGAGAAGCAAAAGCTTCTATAATTAATGGTACATCTTCTGGTCCGATAATACCTGGTTGATTATCAGGCATCCTACTAAGTAAATTAGTAATAGCCGATTGTATTAACTCTAAGAATATTACAATTTCAGAAAAGTATACAAATCCAGATGGATGTACTAATCTATCAAATGCATATTCCCAATCGGATACATTAATACCTGACTTGATTAAATAACTAAACTTTTGATATCTTTTACTATCATGTATTTTAATATTATCAGATAAGAATCCTTTATTATCTAAATATTGACCACCTCTAGGTAAAGCAGTATTAGGATCCCAATTACCTGATGATGGTATTAATGTATAATCGTATGGAAATTCTACTTCAGCTTTATCATTAAATAATAATCTAAAAAAGATTTCAATAGAATCTCTTGAGCCTCTGAGTTTATAGAAATCAATTATTTGTTTATAAAGATTTCTTTTATTAACTGTTACAGACCTTGGAACTGTAGCTGCTATTTCTTTTTGCATTAGCTCCAAATAATTTAAACCATTGTTATCAATATCCATTGCTTGTTCAATAGTATTCATAACATAAGAAGGGCCTGGCCCTACCCAGTTAGTAATAGGGGTTACTAATGTAGCAATCTGACCTTCATACTTTGAAACTTCAGCTGTCCCAGCATCGTTATCATGGTCACCTGTATCGGAAAGCGATATACCATTCACTGGTCTATTTAAAACAGCGAATGTTTTACCTACTTGGTTTGTATTATTATCTGGTCCCCAAACGTTTGCTGTACCCGATAATGAACCTGGTAATTCATTACCATTTGTTATCTCTACATTTAATTGAGATAATGGAATAGTATCTATATTACCAGTAATGTTATTTAATACAGTAAGTGTACTATCAGCACCAGTAGGATCATTAAAGAATTTATTATTTTCATTCTTAGGATCTGATACTCTAAAACGTAATGTACCATCTGTAACTCTATCTGAAAATGATTCGTTTTCTGTGAATATGAATTCGTCCATATTCATAAATGTATAATAAGCTTCTAAAAATTTCTTTAGCTTATCGTTATCATTTATTATATTCTCTGGTAATAATTGGTCAAGACGTATATCTTCTTTAGTACCTTCAAGCGTAGAAGTTTGATTTTCTAAAACGCCTGGAGAATATGTATTTTTATATGGCATTATTTAATTCTCGATGTTGTTGTATAATCAATAGAACCTGATGCACCACCGACTGCAATAGTATCAACCTGTGGAGTAATAACTACTTTATTATTTACAATTGATAATAATTGATTACGCTTAGGTGCTATATCTAAACTATTTGGAACTAAAGTAACTGTAATAGCTGTATTATCATCAGGCGTAAAGTTATTTAAAGTAACTGTTCCTTTCTCTGTATCTATTTCACCAGCGTTTGATACTACTGTAATATTCTCACCATCAACTATTTTATATAAGAACACTTGTCTTTTGGTTTGACCTGATATAGGTTTATCACCAAAGAAATGGTTAACACCTCCAACTAATACAGCGGAAGTTGTTAAAATCATTTTAGTTGACTCTCCTGATAAATAAAACGGCGCAGCAAAACTCAATGTCTTTGAATTATTTGTATTTGCTGTTGGTGTAAATGATTGAAACATTCTTGGACGTAATGTTGAGTTAATAATTGATGGGTCAGCATTATCAATAGCTTTTGTTAATTGTGAGTATCTAAATACACCATCAAATTTATTTAAGTTATCAAAATTATAATCTGTAATAGTATCTCTCACAACAGATTGTAAATCAACAGCAGTCCTATCTGTAAGGTTAGGATTATATTTAAAGAATACATCTAACTCTAAATTTGTAAACTCAGGATCCACAATCTCTGGTGTAATAGAAACAATGTTCTTACCTTTTAATATACTTTGTTTGATTGTAGTCTTTTCAGCTTCTGTTAAATTAGTAGCAAGTAATGGTTTAACTGATATGTATACTTTACCATAATCTGGTGGATCATTATCTTCACCGCCCCATGTAGATATACTATCCACATTAGAAAAGTTCTTTTTAATAATAGATGCATAGTCTTCTGCAGTCACAGCTCTGTTCTGAGTAATAAACGTTAGCGGAGCGTTGAATCGAATACTCTCTGTTGTTTCTTTTTCAACTCCACCAGATGAAGCCGATACTGTAACTGGAGTATCTGCAGTATAACCAGCTACAGAATCAACCATTGAGAATGTGGATGCACCATTACTTTCTTCAGCACTTGTTATAATATAATCAATAGTTACAATTTCGTTATTAGTTGGCTTACGTCCAGTAACACCATCACCAAAGTATATCTCATAGAATCCTGATGGATTCTCCTGTAAGTAATATACTTTTGAATTAGAATCAACGTTATCTAATGATTCAAATTGAGTATAGATGTCAAAACTATTTGAGTTCTCATTACTTTGTACTCTGACTCTCAATGTAGAAGTATCTGCATTCACGTCAGATAGTTGGAACTTCTGGTTTTCAATATCGTTATCTACTCTATATTTGAGTTCTCTTAACTCACCTTCTACTAAAGTAACACTATTGAAAATATATTTACGACCTATACTATTGACTGTACTATTGTTGAGTACGAGATATTTGTATTCTTCACCATCAGGTAATACTGTTCTTAACTTAGTACCTCTAGTTAATGATAAAGGATTTAAAAAGTTAACATTATCATATGCTGAATCCGTTAAGTCTACTGTAATATCAACTGTTGCCCTTGGCGATAAATCTGAACGAGGTATATACCCTAGTAGTTTAGCACGGGTAACAACATTACCTCTGATCTGAGCTGAATCTAAAAAAGATTCGTTTAAACTGTAATGAGCGTTCAGCGCATTGTAGTGAGTATTATATGCTAAGACATCTAATAATATATTGAGACCAGAACCTTCAAAGTCATAACTACTAAATTCGTTTTGACGTTTGAGAAAGTTCTTTAAATTATTTTTAATATCATCGAAATCTAATTCTGTTACTTTTAAATTGGTTGCCATAATTTTACCTTAATCTTCTGAGTACGATATCTACATTCTGTTCTATATCATTCTCCTTTATACGAAACTTAACTATTATTTTATACGAGTTTTTGTTTGGCATATCTAATACAGACACTCCTAATACCTGAGCTCTTGGTTCATATACCTGAATGACTCTTCGTATATTGTCTCTCATTATCCCTTTTGTTATATGGTCAGCGGGCTCAAACAATAACGAACGAAGGTTAGCACCTTTCGTTACTGCAAATGGTCGCTCATAAAAGTTAGAGACTAATAAATTTTTAATAGCATTCCTTACTGCCACATCATCACGTAGTGGTATTATATCTTTACGGATTGGATGGATAGTTAAAGATAAATCTAAATCAGTCCACTGCCTTTTTCGCGAATCGACTTTCGCCTTTCTATAATTATCGTTTACTTGTTTATCTGATAGGTTTGCCATATAGTTATTTATAATGTTTATACTCGAGTTTTAATCTAATATAAAAATTGTATCTCCTTCGTTTGTTCCCGCAGATATAATAATACTATTGTCCTGATAAAGCACTTCAGAACTCGGAATTACTCCAGGGATTTTTTTTGTACCATTTATGAATACAAAGCTTGGACTATTATTTAAACCGCTATTGCCATGGATATCTGGACCACTGAATGTTGTTTGCCCCTGTGTTGCGATATATTTTAACGAACCGCTACGGTCTACTGTTATATTCGATATGGTTGGTAAAGACGCAACGGACGAATTAGTTAGCGGCGCAATTTCTAAAACAGACTCCAGCGTAATGGATTTTGGCATTCCGATGAGCTCCAGGAAGTCGCAGAAGTCGAATGTAATAAATTCTAATACCTGTCCCAGGCCAATTGCATCGAGGAAATCTGCGATACCTTCCATATATTGTTTATAGAGATATGTAGGAAACTCCTGTATAGCATCTTGTAATTTATCCAATAACCTTCGCATATCGCGTTCTGCAATATCAATACTTGTATCAAACTCACCGCCAAGGAAATCTAATAGAGAGAAATCGCCTATGGATATACCTTTTAATAGTTCGAGCTTCTCTTTGATACTCTTTGTTTCATCATCTATTATATTCTGTATAAGAGAAGTTGGATCCACAAAGGTATCGCTAAACGAGCTACCGCCTATTTCATTCCATATATCTTTAAACTCTTCGATAGCGCCAGAGATACCCATCTTAATGAATCCCAAGAGACCGCCTTGTAATTGACTCATTATATACGAAAAGGCTACATCACATTGTAATTCTTTATTATCGAATCCATATTTACCATTCATGGATTTATATTGTTCTGGTACCAAAGCGTATATGGTGTCTAAATTTTCGCAGGTAATTTTTTTTAGAGAAACCATATAGGAAGGATCGCTCCACATTTTTAAAACGTCTACTTGTATACCTGCTACTGTTATAACAAACCAACCAGAGGGTAAGGGTATTACTTTATCAATGAGCTCGGCAATTTTTGTACCAACATATAGATGATACTCTTTTACCATCGCATTAACACGCATCTCCCATTCAATCTCTGGTATATCTAGTTCATCAAATACAGGATGCGGAATCGATATTGGAAAGTTACCAAGGAGTTTATCGATATCATCTAGTGCATCTCTTATTTCGTCTATTGGAGAGTTAGACATCTGTATAAAGATGTTCGTTAATTCTGCCGGAGTTGGAAGAATGACAGATGAGCAAGGGATATTAAACGTGGCCATTATATATCAGAAGCTTGAACTAATATTTAAACGCATATTTTAAACTCCGTACTCCTTAGTACCATTGAGAGATATAGGAGTCCCTGGTTTAGATTTGATCTCAATCTCACCGCCCGGATGCATCGTGATATAAGACCCTGTGGAGTGTTTTATATTAATAGACTCTTTACCATCTTCGTTATTAATATGTAGTGTATGGCCTCCCTCTGTAGTGTATACCTTATTATTAACATCAGCACCTTCTGGTAGATCTTTTATTACATTATCTCCTACAGTTTTTTTACTGGCGAGAGATCCTATTATAATGGCATCCTGACAAGCAGGGGCGTCCCTGAAGAAGCCAACGACCCATGAATTAACCATTAGCTGGTGGTTACCCCCAACGCCTTCTAAGGACGCTAGAGTATTAGGCATGAGCACTGTAGACCATGGTAGAAACTCAGGCTGTATATTTTCGTTATAATAACTATAGGGTAGCACCTTGACCCTATTGAGTCCCTCTGGATCCTTTACATCTACTACCTTACCAATAAACCAACTAAACGGTTGTCCCTTCATTATCGCCTCCTTTCACTATAACTCTATTCACATCGGGGTCTCGAAGGAAAGAATCTTTTTTAATTGTTAACTGTTGAGTATAATCTTGTCCGAATACATGTACTATATCTGTAATGAGATAAGCGCCAGTGAAGTAATCGTCTAGGTCCTTCTCAGGTTCATTGAGTCCTGTTGGCGGAACGAGTAAACCAATTCTATGGCCTACCTCTTGATCTAGGTTACCATATACAGTTATCCCTACAGTAGTAGAATCTAAATCATTCTTATATGATTCGCGCTCTGCTATGTTCTCATAATTCTGATGGTAGTTCTGTTTATTATTATATGCTAAACTATTAATAGATGCATGATATTCGCGCGACATTGGTTCTTTATCGAATTCGAAATCTTCTATGTTTTCTGAGAGACTTCCAAATTTGTTCACTAGATCCTTATCAAAGCCTCTGTATTCGTGTTTGTCTACTACCTTATTAGATATATCTATATAGAATAAACGAGAGGAATAGACGCCCTTAGAGGACGCTTTGAGTTTACTAACATCTAACTGGGAAGAAAAACTTAGAACTTTCTGAGCTTGTTCCTCGACATTCTCTTTCGTTCCACTCTCTTGTTGGTAGTATGGAGAGGTTGTATAGGGTCGTATAGGGCTGAGCCTCACGAGTTCTGAGTGCGATTTAAGTCTCAATCCTTGGCATGTCTCATAGAAATATACATATCTATCCGCTGCTCTGAGCTGAAATGTGATAGCCTCTATTGGTTTGAGAGATGGATATACACCGTTCACTGTGCCGAATCCAGTGTCTGAGAAGTCTATATTCTTATCGTCTATTTCTAGCTGTTGCTTACATATGTTCTTTATGTTCTCATTTACAGAATTACTAAACTGTGTATCCATTATTGTGAACTGATTAAGGTATACATGTTTCGACACACAGATAAGAGAGTATGCATCCAGACCCGGTTTTGGGCGTGCAAATCCTGTTACACTCGATACATAGAGTTGAGCTATAAATTTTTTTTCTCGTGTCTCAGCCGGACTATTTTGAATGATGGTTAAAAAAATTTTTTCATTCCCCATCAATTTTATATTATCGAGTAGATTAATACCATCTGTTATTCGTATTTCTACCCCTATACTCGCACTATATAACGATTCCTTTACAGTAATTTTCTCTGTAATACCCCTTATATCGATTGGTTTACTATCTTTTTGATTAGGATATAGACTCAGAGCAAGTATTTCGTATGAGCCAGCAAATAAATTATTTTCTGTTTGCGATATTTTTCGATTACTCATTGATTAGATTCTCATAATTTCGTACGAAGTCTTGTATATACTCAGGATCTATATATCGTATTCTACTTCTTTCTTCATTCAGTTCAATTTCATGTTGTCTATTCGTAATAAAGGCAATATTCGCATCTTCTACAGTACCCGCTCTACCCTGTGGACTGTCTTCAAACGCGTTGCTATATGATACAGCCTTTTTGTCAGGGTCTAACTCATTATAATATTGATATGGAGCATCAATATAATTATAACTTTTGAATGTAGCAACCTCGTCAGTAGATGTTATACCTTTTATTAGTTCTACTGAACCATTTGCCAGAAAATTTCCTGACACATTCTGTATAACAAGTGAATGCATATCTACATTTTTTTGTTTCAATGTGCCGGTTGCATTGGAAACCTGACCCTGAATTGTTTCCCCTAGGGTAAATCTTCCCGCAAGAGTATTATCAGAAGCAATTACTACTCCATCAGAGTTTGAATCTGTATCAGGTCGACCAGGTATAATTACAATACCTTCATATTTTTTTTCAAGGTATTCAGAAAAATCGATTTGACTCATTGGCCATTCGCGATATCCGTCATGTAATCTTTCGTTAACGACAAAGAATGTCCAATAATATGCTCCTGTACCATAAATTTTTTCTGATACGATATCAGGTCTTTCGCCATCTTCGATCTCATAGAATCGATATGCTAATGCATTATCAATTGCGTTATCTAAGGGCTTAACATGACGAAAAATATCTGTCATTGATTGTAATACGCCATTTCGATCGAAATCGTACTGTACTGTTGGAAACTTTTTAAAAAAATTACTCATCGTCACCACCTAAAAATCCTGTCGGTAATTGACTTACTAAATCTGTATATCTATTTTGAGCCTCTTCTACACTATCTGCACCTAACTCATCAAATAATGAACCTAAATCGTCCATACCAACAGTTTCAAATCGCTCTTTGATATCTTCTCTTGTCAGTGATTTATGCTCTCTAAATGATAACTGACAATCAATTTCTACTGGAGAACCATCTGCGTGAAAGGAAGAATGACCAGAGTTATAGGTATTCTGCATACCTGTACAATATGCTTTCTGATATAATGGCATAAATGGTGATTCAATATATTGTCCATTGACAGGTACCATAAATTTTATTTCAAACAATGCAGGATATTGTAATGCAAATTTACCAACCTGTTCTGGGTACATAAATTCCTGTATTCTTCGTAAAAATTTAGATACTTGTTGTGATTCTTTCTTGCTTTCTGCGATAAATTTGAGCTGTAAATCAAACTGTCGTACTTCTGGTGAGTCGAGTGTAATAACTGCAGATGGGTTAACAGCAACTCCTCGTTCTGCCACTGCTGCGTTATATCCCCCTGTAATATCAAATCCCACAAATCCACCAACCTCTCCAGCTACTCTTGAGAATGCAGCTTCCATATCTTCTGCAGTTAATCCCTTTTCATTAGACCCTTTGAGTGTTTCAATAATCTGCCCTGTCATACCTCTTTCAAGAGTACCGTATGATATACCATCGTTATTGAATATACCTGTTGGAATATATGTATAGAGATTTGTTGTAAACCCTGACTTATCACTATTATGTCTTTCATGTATAGTCATTTGTAAATATGGTTTTGGATTTGTTTCGTCTCTAAGATCTTCTGGATACACAATAACTTCTGTAGCTATATTGTGTAACCTTTTAATTTTTTCTAATCCTTCTGCGATTGTTGTTAATTCTGACATTATAAATACCTATAGATTATTAATTATATAGATTATTTATATGAGTTACAAGGGTAGATATACAATAAAAAAGCCAGAAAAATACGCTGGTGATCCTACAAAAGTGGTATACAGGTCGCTTTGGGAACGTAATGCTTTCAGATGGTGTGAGAATAATCCATCTGTAAAGCTATGGAATTCTGAAGAGGTTGTGATACCATATAAGTATAGTGTTGATCAAAGACTACACAGGTACTATGTCGATTTATTGATTGAAATGGATAACAAGAAAGTTTATCTTGTTGAAATCAAACCTAAAAAAGAAACATTACCTCCTAAGAAAAAGTCCAGAAGGTCTAAAAAATATATACAGGAATCACTTACATTCGTAAAGAATCAGGACAAGTGGAAAGCTGCAGCTGAATTTGCTGAACATAATGGGTGGCATTTTCAAGTATGGACAGAAGAAACTTTAAAGAATCTTGGCATAAAAGTGCTGTCCAAATAGTATAAATATACTATATACTAAGGATAATTTATGTCAGGACAAAAAAAATTCGATAAAGTTACCAGAGATATTGGAGCAAAATATCGAGAGGATTCATATACTGGTGGTGAAGTAGGTAAAGTTGATAGATTCAAAGCTTCAGGCTATGGAGAATATGTAACAGATGCAGTTTCTAAAGACATTTTTAATAAAGATTGGGAAGGTAGAAGATTTACTGATTCTAACTTTAGTAATCGTGCTAGGTCTTTTTATGAACAAAAAGTTGCAGAACTAGGTAGAGTAAGTAGACAACAATTATTGCAAGATAAGGGTGTACAACCTACTACAAGATTTTTGATTGGTGCGATGTATATGTTTGTTTATGAACCGAAAGGTAAAATGACATTACCTTACTATGATAAATTTCCATTAGTATTATATATGAAAAAGAAAGGCTCTAACTTTATGGGATTAAATATACATTACTTAAATTATGTTGATAGGTTTAAATTACTAAAAAATTTAATGACGTTATATGAAGGTATAGACGACGATTTTACTAAAGACATGCAAAGGAAAAAACGTTCTAAGATAAGAATGGACGTTGGTGATGAATTACATGCGGAATCACACATGCAAGAAAGAATAAGAAACCTTAAGTATGATAGATTAAAAGGTAAAGAAAAATACGAATTACATGCACCATGCTTAAAGGTATATCATAGAAAAAATATCAAGTCAAAAATAGTTAGAATTGATATGTCAGATTGGCCTTTAGCTGCTCATTTACCCGTAGAACATTTTGTTGGTGCACCAAAACAAAAAATATTTCATCAAAGTAGAATTACAGCTAACTTTGGTTATCAAAAAGGAATTAGGAAAACAACATAATGGCTACGATAGAAGAATTAAAATCAGTTATTGGTAAAAAAGGCGGAATAGCTAGAACTAATAATTTTAGAATATTATTTACACCACCTCAAACAACTTTATTTAATATAGACCCCGACCAACTATTAGGATCATTTATAGGTGGAGGTTCTGGTGAATTTAATCCAAAAAATATATTAAATGATCCTAGAGATTTATCACTATTATGTCAAAGTGCAAACATACCAGGTGCACAAATACAAACACTAGAGCATGCTCATGGAAAGCAATCAGTAAAAGCTGCAAATACTTTTATCCATGAGCCTGTAAATTTAAAGTTTATTTTAACTAATGATTATTATATAAAAAGATTATTTGATAATTGGATTCATTTAGAAGTTGATATTAATAATCATACGGTTGGATATAAAAAGGATTATAGCTGTGATATGGTTATACAACAGTTGAATCCACAAGGTAAAGTAGTATATGGTGTTAAGCTTTTAAAGGCTTTCCCAACTACAGTTACCTCTATTGATTTAGATTCAAGTAATGAAAATGCAATGGGTGAACTTAGTGTCACTATTGATTATGATTCATATGTACCTGAAGGTTCAATATCATCATCACTATCCGGAGCAGGGGCAGTACTTGATATACTTAATAATTAAAGGAGAATAATATTATGGCATTGCCAAAATTGAACATTCCACAATACAAGGTAAAATTACCAAGTAGTGGGGAAGAAATTAATATGAGACCATTCTTGGTCAAAGAGGAAAAGGTATTGATGATAGCTCTTGAATCTCAAGATGCTGTTCAGATTACTACTGCAGTGAGAGAAATCATTTTACATTGTACTAGTTTAGATACATTAGATGAATGTACTACAGTAGATATTGAATACCTATTTTTGCAATTACGTGCAAAATCTGTAGGTGAAAAAATTACACTACAGACAAAATGTACAGATGAGAGTTGTGATGGACTAACAAAATTAGTAATGGACATTGATGATATAAAAATTATCAACAATGATACAGAAAAAACTATTATGTTAGAGGAAGAAAATGGTGTTGGTGTAACACTGAATTATCCTACAGCTGCTAAATTACAATCTTTAGAGCTTAGTGATGATGCAAAACAAACAGAAGTTATTATGGATATTATCGTAGAATGTATTGATACTATCTTTGATAATGACAGTGTACATCCAACTAAAGATGTAAGTTCTGAAGAAGTTAGAGCATTTATAGACAGTTTAAATACTGAACAGTTTAATAGAATACAAAGGTTTTTTCAAAATGCTCCAGCAATTTACTATGAGACTAAAACAAATTGCCTAAAGTGCAATAAGGATATTGATATTGAATTAAAGGGTTTAGCCAATTTTTTTGGGTAGGCCTCTCGCATGAAAGTTTGGAAAACTATTACCAAACTAATTTTGCATTAATGCAACATCATAATTATAGTCTCACAGAACTGGAAGATATGATGCCGTGGGAGAGGGAGATATATTTATCTTTACTGCAGTCTCATATACAAGAGGAAAATGAAAGAATTAAAAAACAGCAAAGGAGACGATAATGGCTGAAACAGATAATAGTAGAAATGAAGTAGAAATAGATTTAGATAAGTACATGGCTATGATTGAGAAACTTGATGAACAAGAAGATAAAATCAAGGAGATGCAAGAGGAAGCCAAGAGAGCTAGAGACCAACTTGCTCCTCCTAAACATAAGTTTATGGACTTATTCTTAGATGATAATATACTCAATGAAAAATCAATCATAGGATTTATATCATTTTTCCTAATGGTAATATTCGGAGTATGTGATTTAGTAACAGCATTTATGGGTAAAGATTTAGTAATTTCTGACACAATATACACATCATTTGTTGTAGTAACACTTGGTGCATTTGGTATATCAGAGGCAGGAAAAGCATTCGGCGGAAAGTAAATGGACGAAGAAAACAACAACGGTCAAGATAATCCACTAGGTAAAGATAGTATTACTCATCTTATTGAATTGATGGAGGCTAATAACAAGTCTTCACATGAAATCGAAAGGGATGGTAGAAATAGTCGTAGACATCTTTTTGATATGAAGAAAACACAAATGGTTCTTGCAGACATGCAAGCTAAAACTGTTTATGGATTCGAAAATTTCCAAGAGATGCTAGACGCTCAATCTTTACAAGGTCTTGAAGACGAAAAGGAAAGTAAAACTGTATTCCAAGAGATGAGAGACCATCTTAAAGACATCAAAGATAATACTGATGGTGGTAAAAAAGGTGGTGATTCTGACGGTGGTGGCGGTGGATTCATGAGTGGATTCATGGGCGGTGCAGGTAATATGCTAGGTACAGTTGCTGGTATAGGTGCACTAGGTGCTGCTATTCCGTTGTTCTTTGGTGGTATTTTAGCTGGTGAATCATTGATTGAAGGATCAGTAAAAGATATGGGTAATATCGATTTTGGTACTACTAAAAAATTATTAAAAGAATTTAATGGTGTTATAGAAGTAATGTCACCTGGCACTATGGTTACATTAGCTGCAATTTTAGGCGCAGCAACTTTTTCTAAGAAGCCCTTAGATACAGCAATAGGCATGGGTGCTATGGGTGCAGCTATAACTGCTTTCTTCGGTGGTTTATTAATTGGTGAAGGTATTTTAGATGGTATTTCAGCTTTAGGTGGTGGTGTAAACTTCAATAGTTATACTGATTTAATAAACGGTTTTGATAACGCTATATCAGCATTAAAGCCTGCATCAGCGACTGCATTAATAGGATTACTTGGTGCTGGTGGATTAATAGGATATGTATCTGATGACTTCAAAGGTGTATTAAAAGTAGCTACAGGTATGGGAGCAATGGGTGCTGGTATTGGAGGATTCTTTGCTGGTCTTGGTGCTGGTTCATCAGTAGGTGCTATGATGACAAGTGGATTTGAAGCCTTACCTGGTATGGTTGGAGCTTTTGCAGACTCAGTAAATGTATTACAAGAAAAAGATGCAGCTGGAGCTTTAGTTGCTATATTAGGTGTTAGTGCTGGATTAGGTGCTTTCTTAAAAGGTGGTAAACAGGCATTAATGGTAACTGGAATGACTGCTATGGGTGCAGGTATTGCTGGGTTCTTTTTAGGATTTGAAACTTTATCTGGTTTAGCAAGTGTTCTTGGAGCTGACGGTAGTTCTTCTAAAAGATTAATTACAAATTTTGCTGAAGGTATAAATGCTTTCGATGATAAGTCATTAGCAGCATTAGGTGCTCTTTTAGCAGTTGGTGGTATTGCAGGTCCAAAAGGTGGTGTATGGCTTGCAGCTGGTTTAACTGCAATGGGATTAGGTCTTGCTGGATTCTTTATGGCATTTGAAACTGTAGCTGGTATAGGTGGTATATTAGGTGCAAATGGTAGTAGTACAAAAACATTACTTGGTAACTTTGCTGATGGTATAAATGAGTTGACAAGAATACCTTTAACAGGTAAAGAAATACAAGATTTAGGATTAGGATTAGGTGCAATCGGAATAGGCATGACAGCAATGTTAGGTGCTAAAGGTTTAGGTGGTATAGCCGATACAGCAGCTGAAGTATTTAACTTTATAACTGGTGGTTTCTTTGAAGGAAAAGATAAAAATAAATCAGTCTTTAAAGTACTTACAGAAAGTTTAGGTCCTTTAGACAAATTAAATGTAGCTTCTGTACAAAATGCAGCAAAGGTGTTTGATAGCTTAGGATTATTTTTATATGGTGTAGGCCAAAAAGATATGAAACTTAAAGTAAGAGAAACATCAGAGGCAGTTGCTGAATTAGGTGCTACATTAGAAGATACCTTTGTTACTGGATTTGATGATGGTAAAGGTAATAAAACTCCATTGAATGAGCTTGTTGAGCAGATGGACTCTGCAACTGAATCAATGCGCGCATTCAAAGAAGCTGCAATTATGGATGCTGTAGGTGCTAACGTATCACTTGGATTTGATAAAGATCTTTTAATACCATCAATGAGAGTAACAAATTTATCAATAGAAAATGCAATGTTAAAATTACCTGAAGGTGCAACAGGTGGTAATAATTTCGTATCTGCACCACAAAATACAATCAATAATAATCAATCAGTAATCGTGGCTACAGGTACTGATAGAATCAATCATTCAATAGGCCACGTCAATACTAACACATAAAAAAAGGGGACCCGAAGGTCCCCACTTTCGACCGCGTATGCTGCAGCAAAACCGGCCTGGCCCTTTCGGACTACTCTTGAGCTAACTTAGCGAAATAACTCAATGTATCTTCTTCTTCCTTTTCCTGTGTAGGAGCTGGAGAAGGAGCATCAGCAAAAGGTTGTGGTGTTGCTTCAACAGCATCCATTACTGGAGCTTCTGCAACTGGACCATCAGCCTCAATTCCTAATACTCTATTGAGTTTGAGCTTTAACTCATCATATGACTTATAATTCTCAGGGTTTGTAAACTCTGTTAAAGAATGTAATTGGTCATATGTTTCTTGCAGTCTAGTTTCGTCACCACCATGTAGTTGTGAAACACTTGCAAACTCTGACTTATCATAGTTTACCCAACCTTCAACTTTTCTGATTTTGATTTTAAAATCAGCACCTTCCCAGAAATCGTATGGATTTACTGGTACTTCATCGGCAAATTGTGGTTGCATAACATCCATAATCTTATCAAAGATTTTCTTACCAAATTTATAAAGGAATACTTTTCCTTCATTTTCCGGATTAGCTGGGTCAGATACTACAAGAACGTTTGACACATAGTGTAACCTTCTTTTTCTTTCCCTAGCGATTGCTTTATCCTCATCTCTACCTGAGTTCCATAACACTGAGTTCATTTCTGAAACAGGGTCTTGTTGTCCAATAGACGTTAATGAGTTTTCTATATACCATAGACCAGTAGGTCCCTTGAACCCGTGATCCCAGTATCTTACCCATGGAAGATCTTCACCTTCTTTTGCTGGTAAGAACCTAATCACAGCGAATCCGTTCCCTGCTTTATCTCTGGTAGGTTTCCAAAATCTATTATCCTCGTAAGAATTAGATTCTGTTTTAGTTGTGGACACAGCTTCCGCCGCCTTTACGAGTTTATCGATTGATGAGCCTCGCATGCTCTTAAGATTTTCTAAAGACATCTTATCTTTCTCCTATATTTACTGAATTATCCACTTTATACATAACAAAACAATTTATATTATACCACACTTTCATGTGTTTGTAAAGGCCTTTTTTAAGACAGATATACATTTGTCTTTATTGAACTTTACGAATGGTTTATATTTAGTAATCTTTCGATAGATGTCAGGCCAAATAATTGTTTCTGATATCTTCTTGGATTCTCTATCCATAAACCCAGTTATGGAATCGATGATTACGACTGTTTCCAATTGTATTTCATCTTGCATCCATAACTGTATTACCAAAGGATGTTCATTATCATTCGCTTCTAAAAGAGAATCAAAATTATTTTCCTCTGATAATTTATTTATATCATTTTCAAAAGTATATGATAAACTTTCTTGTACTTTTTTGTGCTCACGATAATAACGTTCACCACCTTCATTAAGCATATCACCGACATATTTAACATCATTTTTAAAGTTAGCCACATAGAAATCAATTAAGTTATCGTATGTATTGGCTATCTTTGCAAAAAAGTATTTATCCTTTCTTTTAAAGAATGATTGAGGTTTTACTGAAGTTTTAAAATTATACTTTACAGCATCATAACTATCAGTTTCAAAATGTAGCTTTAATGCATTATATAATTTATAAGATTCAAAAGGATCACTCATATTGGAAGTTTATTTCCTTTCTTTACTCTCAAAAGATTTAAGTTAGTTGCTTCCGCTTCTATCTTAGCTTTTAGAGAATCAGTCAATAATCTTTTCATATTTTTATAATCCAAACCTCTTTGCTCTACCACATGGGAAGCTGCGTCTATATAACTCATATTCCCTGTGGCTACCAAGTTCTCTACAGCTGTAGAGAATCGCTTCTTGGTCATTATTTTTTCTTTGACTTCTGAATCAACCAACGAATTCATCTCCTTCATTCCATTCACAACCGGTTAATCCACCAGCCTTAAGTGCTTGTAATGTTCTTAATACTTCGTGTGCATTTCTACCTGTATCCAAAGCATTAATAGATGCATGTTGTATTATTCTGTCTTTATCGAAAATAAATGTTGCTCTATAACAAACACCACCATCTTCATTCACAATACCAAGTTCATGTGATAACCCAAGTCCGCAGTCAGCAGCTAAAGTATGTCTGATATTTCCAATCAGTTCATTATCCTTTTTCCAAGCTAACTTACAGAACTCGTTATCACCGCTGATACCGATTACATTTGCTTCATCTACCAACATATCCATTCCAGCAATTTCTGTTGGACAGATAAAGGTAAAGTCTTTTGGGTAGAAATAAATTACTGACCAATCATGCTTTAATGGTTGGTAATTTTCTTCTACGTCTACTCTCACAAATTCATTATTTTCATTGATTCCCTGCAGTGAGAATGCTGGGAACTTATCTCCTACTGATAACATTAAAATACCCTCACTAATATACAGTCAGCATTAATTCTGCCTGTTGGTTTATTTATTTTTGTAGTGATCCCATCCCACACTTTTTCTATCTGCTTTTCAGTTTTCTTTAGTATGAGTGGTAGCACATCTTCTGGTTTTCTCAAAGTCGCTGTTCGACTTGAGTCATCAAATCCTTTAATCGTTGTTCCTGATACTTGTAGCCCAGTAGTAGAATCTACACGGTATTCAGTTAGCCTACGCTGTTTAGTATTATACACAAATAGTTTTTTGCTACCTGGTATAAGTACTGGATTAATAGAAACAAGTTTGGAATCAATATCTTCTTGACAATATTTTAACCTAGCAACTTGTTGGTCTGATGACTTTGGTTTTCTCGCTCTTGGAGTTCTTGCAGATTTAAATGATAATCTCAATTTTTCTAAATCTTCAAATACTTTTTCGAATTGAGTCATTATTTTCTTTTTATTACCTTTAGTAATATGTGAATATGCTTCTACACATTGCTCACAAGTTTTATCATATGCTTCTTTAATGTTTAAGTATTCTTCATCAAGCATAGCTTTAAATATATTAATTGCATTACCTTTTAGACCATGCATTTTAAATCTGTTGTAGCATCCAAACTTTTGTGTGTAATTACCATCAAACCATCCTTCAACAATAATACTATCCCAATCATGCCATATAGTATCAACAACTTTTCGTCTTGTTCTTTCAGCAGGTGTAATTACAACTACATTCTTTTTCTTTTCTTCTACTTCTTTTTTGATTAATAAACCTTCTTTATAACATTCATCAATTTTATCTTTAAATCTTTGAATAGCTTCATCATCAAATTTCCATCCACGATAGTATAACTTAATACCTTTGTTTACTCCCATAAATTTCCAATCTTTTACTTTACGTAATACAGATATTTTCTTTTTATTATATCCCATTACATCTTCTGCAAATTGATATACAGTAGGTAAATAATCTTTACTCTTATAAAAATAGTTATACCAATTATTCGCTCTTTGATATTCAAGAGAAGTGAACTCACTCTTTTCATCATAAAGTGGTTCAGGTCCTAAATATTTATCTTCTAACGTTACGCCTCTTCTAGCCATAATGCTCCTTAAAAATATGGGGTCCAGTGGTTGATGATAAGGAGTTGATGATCACCGGACCCAGCATATTATATAATCTTTATACCATCAACATAATTCTCGGCTGCGCTCTCTGCCCATGCCTCGCTTTTATCCTCATACGGTTCTCTCTTTAACAAAGTTCCATCTTTGTACATTTCGATTCCGTACACTCCATCTGATCTTTTAAATACTTCTGCTCTTAAGCTATCTCTCATATAAGTACTCAAGTAGTTATATGTATACTTTTTTTCAAACTTAGTCATCTTTTCTCCCAGCTCTTTTTTGTTCATCTACTAATATAGCACTCATGTAAGCAAAATAACCTGTTGCACATAAGAGTATAAATCCAAAGAATTCTTCAATCCAACCTAAATAAGTTAGTAATCCCCAAAATCCAAAACAAAATGTTAAAATAATAAGCCAAGTTGATGCTTTAAACCAATCAATACCATTTCCTTTCATATATTTACCTTCCCAAATAAAATTAAAATAGTTCCACAAATCACTATTGATATTGCTATCTTACCTAATGATTCTGCAATCTTTCCTAAAAAATTAAAAAATCCGTCCACTAACCTCTCCTCATTTTTGATATATCTTCAGCCTCTTGTTGACTGATAACAGGTACAGCATTACTCTTGTGCATAGTGGCAATACCTTTTACCAATGTACCTGTATACTTTGGTGATTCTTTTTTTCTCATACCACCATCATCACCCATGAATGTACCATTTTTGATAGCTTCTTCCATAAGTGATTTATATTGCTTAGCTTGTTCAGCTCTGAGTTTATCCAATGTATTTGATTTTTTTTCCATTGGTTTAAACTCAATTGGCTTTTTCTTAGAAGCATTAGCAAAATGATTCTTTCTTCTTTTTCCTGTAGGACCATATCTAAGTGATCCCATATAAAAACTAGTCATTCCCATAATATTATATTATATTATACCACACTTTTTAATAAATGTAAATAGCTAATTTAAGTTAATCTTAAATACTTATCTATAAGTTCATCGCCTTCAAGCTTTTCACCAAGAATACGAATTAACTTACCATCTATTCTTCTCTCTATCCTACCATCATTAAAGGTAGTATCTACGACATGTCCATCGTCTAAATGATTGTCATATGCCATCGTAACTTTTCTAGTATCAAAAGCATGAATCCCTGCTATACCATCGGCCCATACTTCTGCCTCAAGTAATTTCTTTTGTCTTTCTACAGCATTCTTAAATTCTGTCATGTGTTATCTCCATCTCTTGTATGAACTTGATGTTTCATAAACAGTTTGTCTGCTTGACGTTGCCATGACTTCTCTATCAATCTGTCAATCATTTTTCTAAATATTTGTCTTATCTTACCCATACCCATACTCCGTAACAAACGGCAGCTGTAAATGCACAACCACCTAATATCCATAACCATTCAATAACTAATCCCATGAGTCTTGCTCCTTCATAGCATTATATGATTCCATATAAGATGTACTTTCCATCCACCTTTCAGTGTTTTCTTTTGAATAGTGTCTGTTCTCATCTTTATGTAAATCCAATCCATTAGCATTTAGATGAGCACTCTTTTTCATAGATGCTGATAGTTTATTATAATTAACCTTAGGCCTACTATATACTCTTTTTACAGTCGCTTTAAACTCCTGCTCTTCATCATACTTTTTCTTTTCAGCCAATAGTGCTTCTTTCCATTCTTTAAAATTATTTCCCATTACTTACTCCATCATAAAAATAATCAGCATCAAAAATATTGTTCTTACTCATTACTGAGTCAACAACTCTACCTTCATAGCCGAAAAAAATTAATAATCTTTCCTTGAATGTTAATCTAACAGTCAATGGAATCCTTGTTGCTATATGTTCAAAATGCATATACATTATACAGCCTCCTTATCAAAATTTAAATCATGTAAAACAGCATGTGCCATACATGCTTTGTCTTGTGTGTATCTGATATCTGTTTTATCAAATATTCTGAATGCATCAAGTGCATTCCAATAATCATCGATGGAACCACCACCAATATTTACTGTCCATTCATGGTCATTCTGCCATGGTCTTGAACCTTTCCAATCATAGAGAGTGAATACTCCGTATTCAGTTTCTCCATCACTATTTGTTCTTTGTGTTTTTACAACCCATTCCATAGTAACTTTACCACCCATTTCATTAGGTGCGTAATAAATTGGATCGCCAAACATTTCGATTAATTGATCTGTGGTTACACTTTCCATATAACCTTGTCTTGATGTGCCAGTAGCAAAGCCACTGTGTTCAGTTGGGATAAATTGAATTGTTTCCATTATTTAGCCTCCTGTGCAACATGATGTTTATACATACCATCTTTAATTTCAGATGCCATTGCGAAAGCATTGAAATCACCACTAGCTGCAATACCAAAATCTCTAGTATTAACTACTAGTTTGTAGTATTTAGAACCACTCATGAATTCATGAAATGTATTATCAACAGTTTGACCGTTTATCCAAAACGCATTATCAGAACCTTTTACAGGTGAGAAAGAATATCCTAATTCATTTTTTAAGAAATCTTTAATTTTATTTTTATCAAAAGTACCTTTCTCAGAAGATTTGGCCTTTACTATCACATTATAATTTTTCATATTATTACTCCTTATCATCAAATTATATAACCATTATACCATAGTTTTGCTCTTATGTAAATAGCTAAAGTGAAATTGTTACACAATTGTAACAGAATTGTAACAGAATTGTAACAATTGGTGACCCCTAGGAGATTCGAACTCCTGTTGCTGGGATGAAAACCCAGTGTCCTAACCACTAGACGAAGGGGTCGGGTTAATTTATTAATCATCTTTATCATCAATATATGGTCTATTATACCATAGTCAAGAGCAAATGTAAATAGCTAAAATGAAAAAAGTGTGACTTTTTTAGAATATAAGGCCGTTTTCTTCTAATACAATAAAGTTATTAATAACAGCCATAGTAATTAATGTATTAGGAAATACTAAGTTATCTCTTTCGTATGTATGGATTATTAAATTACCCCACACTAGTTTAAATAGTATTAATCTATCTAGGTGAGGATCTTTACCAACAATTGGATTTACTTCATAAATTCTTGGATCTTTTAAACCACGATTTGTGGTCCATACATCGATAGCATTGATTGCCCAAAAATAGTAGAGTTCTTCTTGAGGATATCTATTTGAAAATTGTAATGAGCTCAGATTTACCTTTGACTTGTATTCTATCGACTTTAGTGAAGCTTCTCTCCGTACACTTTCCAGCAGTGAACTGTGATAACAACACTCGAACCCCATCATAATTTCTTGTTTGGCCTTCGAGTCTAGCTGCCAGGTTGACGGCATCTCCAATGACGGAATAGTCAAATCGAGATTCTGAGCCCATGTTTCCGACGATGCAGTCGCCGGTGTTGATACCAATGCCAACATCAATCCTAGGTAAACCTTTTTCTTCCAATTCTGCAATAAGTACATCTGCTGCCTCTACTATTTCATATGCTGTTTTTACAGCCAAGTCTGCATGATTATCACACGGCAATGGTGCATTCCAAAATGCCATAATACAATCACCCATATATTTATCTATGGTACCACCATTCTTAAGAATGATTTTAGTCATAGTATCTAAATAATTATTTATAATCTCTACCAACCCTTCTGGGTCATTATTGTTTTTATAATGTTCTGATATTGGAGTAAACCCTACTATATCCATAAATAGGAATGTCATCTCTTTTCTTTCCCCACCAAGCTTTAATAATGATGGGTCTTTCTGTAATAACATAACTTGTCTAGGATCTAAATAAGTCTCAAACTGTTTCTTAATCTGTTGTCGTAACATAAATTGCTTATAGAAATTATTCAGTGCGCTTGAGAGATAAGTTATTATATATAATATTAGTGAATAACTAAGGTCGAGGAGTATAAAAAATTTATTCCAGATATAATACACGAGTCCGCCTGTCCCGGCGACAAGAACCAGAAAGGTTGCAAAAGAAACCCAGATTGGTGCACGATATACCAAAAGAACCAGAAGCAGAGCAAGCAGAGTTGATACAATCAATTCTACAGGAGTTGCGTACTGAGGCCGAGAGATTGGATTCTCAGAAAGAATCGTCTGTAGAGTTGTCGCTTGTAATTGATGGGGATACTTTAATCCGCCAGGAGTAGGTACTTGTAGACTCAAACCTCTAGCGGTCACACCGACCAAAACTGTTTTGCCTTTTAAATCCGTAACATCTGATAGATTATTAATATACTCTATTTCTTCAAATTTTGTATTCCATTTTAACCATATAGAACCATCAGCATCTGTAGGTATTTCATAGGGTCTTAATACAATACTTTCAATTCCAGCTTCATTTGATTTAATAGTATAAGATGGTTTATCATTTAAAACTCTAATTGTTTCTAAAGCAAATGATGGATATAATTGACCATTAACATTAGAAATAAGCGGTATTCTTCTTGTTATATTATCCACTTCTGGAGCACCATTAGATAACCCATGGCCCCATGCACCTGATTCTATATCAGGTATATTAGTAACTAATCCTTTATATTTGTAAATAAAATCGAGAGGATCTGAGGTACCAAATGTAGCATATCCAACATAAGGAGCAGAATCACTTCTACCATATTCATCTGCTGTTTGTGTTAATATAATACCATTATCTTTTATCCAAGATGCAAATACTTCATCACCACCAAACCTATCTGCTTCTGGAAACATAATAGTAAACCCTATCATACCTGCATTTTTGTTTCTCAAATCAGCTATCATTTGAGCATAGTATTGTCTAGGCCAAGGAAACTGTCCTAACTCTTCTAGGGATTCCTCTCCTATATTGAGTAATACTATTTCGTTGGATTGTTCTTCAGGAAGTGTTTTAATTAATGTATCAAATACATTTAATCTTGTTTGCTCTAATAAAGAAGGGTCTGCTATTCTCATACAAACCATGAGAAAAACTAAAGCTATTGTTGTCCAGATGGACGTTATATATTTCATTAATTACCTTGAGTAACATTAACTGTACAACCGCCGACAGTATAACATGTATTTGTAATAGAATATGATTGATTAGTTCCGCCTTGTTGTAATAAGTTTAATGTTGTTGGTTCACTACCATCTAATGTCACTTGAGCATTATGATTTGCATTACCTTTTTGCATTAAGTCAACGGTTGAACCATCAGCTGTTCCATAAAAATATTGTTGTGCATAATGAGAACCTGTGCCTTCTTGCCATAAGTCTAGTTCCGTATCATCTGCATGTAAATCTAAATTAAATGTATGTGTTCCGCTTTGGTATACATTCACTGTATTATCATTTCCCCATATATGTCTACCATAAGTTGCACCATCATATTGAAGTACGCTTTCAGTATTACCTGTACCATCTACATCTCCACCCCAACTTTTACCTGAACCCCAATATGAAACCCAACCAATATAGTTGCCTGAACCATTTTGTTCAAAAGAGAATGTATTTGAGGCGTGGTCAAATGAGAATCTTATCTCATTATCATAACCTATTTGTGTTACGCTGAGGCTCATATCATCACCTGAGCTTACTTGTTCCACATGAACATGATTATCATCTGCGAATATCGGTGCTATAAGCAACATAAATGGTGCCCAAGGCATTATCCAATATTTAAAGAATTGTTGTTTAATTTTTTTCCACATAATATTATTTATAATTGTTTAATTCTTATATCAATCGCATCACCATCATTTCCTATGATTACTCCTTGCCATGATGGTGTATCTGTTTCTAAAGTAAATGAATTACCTGTAGCAATGGTTATTTCTAT